TTTACTAAAAATAAAATAAATGCTGTTGAAAAATATAAATCTCAAATAGATAACAACCTCATTGAAAAACTTATTGTAGAGGAAAAACTTTGGAGATTATTAAATTGATAAACGCATATCTATATTCTATTAATCCACTTGATTCTGCTGATGGTAAATGGGATTATGGTTTATTAAAACAAACTTTTGATAGAAATCATATTGAGCAGGTAACTGTAAAGCAAATACCAAATGATGAACGTGCTTTTGTTGTTATTCCTGGTCAGGGAAATGCTGGCAAAGAAGATAGAATATCTGAAGAGTTAAAAAATTTAGGCAGGGTAGTTTTATTTATTACTGGTGATGAAGGTGCTCACTTTAATGTAGATAAGATATCTCATCCTAATATTGAGATATGGATTCAATACCCTCACAAAAAACATGAAAAATATAATAGATTTTTTATAGGTGTTCCACAGCATTTAAAACAAAATCTTCCAGCCTATCCTAGCAAGAAATATGACGTTTGTTTTGGTGGACAGATAACTCATCAACGCCGTAAACAGTTAGCAGAGGCTATGCCAAGCCTTCAAAATGCCCTTTATAGGCCCACAGAAGGCTTTGCACAGGGAGATACACCCAAAGACTACTACCAACACCTTTCTACAGCCAGAATCGCCCCGTGCCCCGCTGGAGCACAGGTTGTTGATACCTTTAGATTTTATGAGGCAATAGAAATGTTGGCCCTGCCTATTGGAGATCTTATAGATTCAAAGGGTATAGAAAATGATTATTTTCATTATGTATATCAAGCAGATACCCCTATAGTAAAAGTTAAAGATTGGAATACTTTATCTAGCATAGTTCCAGAGTTAATTGATCAATACCCTGCAAATATGCACAAAGTAGTATGCTGGTGGATCAAGTACAAAAGAGACTTTAGCATAAAAATAATGGAGCAAGTCAATGAATAAAAATGATATAACAATTGTATTAGTAACTTCTGTATTGCCAAGTCATCCAGACACGCATATTATTGATGAAACTATTAGTAGTATTAGATCTCATTTTCCAGATAATGAAATTATTTTACAGATTGATGGATTAAGGGATGAGCAAAAACATCGCAAGGATGCGTATGATGAATGGAAAAATCGTGTGCTTTGGAAATGTATGCATCAATGGAAAAACGTTCTGCCATTTGTATTTGAAGAACACTGTCATCAAACAACTATGATGTCAAGAACTATTAACGAAATAATAACACCTATTCTTTTATATGTTGAAGGAGATGCCCCGTTGGTTCCTGATAGGCATATAGATTGGGATAAATGTTTGTCAATGTTATATAGTAATAGAGCATACACAATTAGATTTCACTTTGAAGAAACTATTCCAGTAGAGCATAATCATTTAATGTTAGGTCACGAAGATGATTTTATGAAAACAATTCAGTGGAGTCAACGACCACACCTTTCTTTTGTAAATTACTATAAAGAAAGTGTGCTTAGATTTTCAAAACAAAACTTTTTTATTGAAGACATTTTCCACGGTGTGGTTCAAGATGATTATTCTGCATATGGAAATGCTGGTTGGAACAGGCATAAACTTTGGATATATTATCCAAATGGTGGAAATAAAATAAAAAGATCTTATCACTTGGACGGTAGAGAAGGAACTAGAAAGTTTACTTCAGATGATGATGTTTGGGGATACAAAGAATGAGATTGGGCATTATTGCAAGATCAGATAACACAGGTCTTGGAAACCAAACAAGAGATTTGGTTACAATGTTAAATCCTCATAGAATTATGCTAGTAAACTCTATGAACTTTAACAGAAACAAACAACATCCAGAGTGGTACAACGGATACGAATGTTTTCATGTTCGTGGATTACCAAGAACTGGAGATTTAGAGCCCTTTATTCGCAGCGTTGATATTGTTTTAACCTGTGAAACATTTTATAACAATAGTTTTATTGAGCTTGCAAGAAGAAGAAATGTAAAAACAGTTCTTCAATATAATTTTGAGTTTTTAGAGTATATTCATAATCAAAAATTAGCATTTCCAGACATTATGATCGCTCCTAGTTTATGGAACTATGACAAAGTTGCAGAGATTTCTGAAGGCAAAACCAAACTAATTCATCTACCGCCACCAACTAATACAGCAATATTTGATAATGTTAGAAAAATTAATCTATCAAAAAACCATGGCAGGCTACTGCATGTCGCTGGCAATCCAGCAACAAAAGATCGTAACGGAACACATAATATATTAGATATGTTAAAGTATTCTAAAACAGATTATGAACTTGTTGTTACTGCTCAGAAAGACCTAGGGATTGTTCCTAAAGACTCTAGATTAAATATAGTAGTGGGAAACTCAGACAATAGACAAGACCTTTACTCTGGGTATGATGCAATGGTTTTGCCTCGTAGATATGCAGGCTTATGTCTTCCTATGAATGAAGCACTTATAAGCGGATTGCCAGTTTTTATGACAAATATATCTCCAAATAACACAATACTTCCTCAAGAGTGGCTTGCAGCATCAGAAAAACATGATGAGTTTAGAGCAAGAACAACTATTGATGTTTATAATGCGGATCCAAAACATTTAGCAAAGATTGTAGACAACTATATGCACTCTAGAAATAAAGATGAGATTAAAGAACAAGCAGTTGAAATAGGATTTAAAAACTTTGCTATGGAAAATCTAAAAGATAAGTATCTTGATATATTAAAATAGGGCGAGTCCATTTTTAGACTCGCCCCATTATGACTAACTAAATTACTTAGCAGCCTTCTTCTTTGCCTTTGCAGACTTAAGAGCCTCTTCAACTGCTTTTGCTGCTGGCATACGACCAAATGCTGGATCGTTTGGATTAACTGCACGTGCTAGTACTGGGATAAGCGCTCCTATGAGTGCTGCCCATAGATCCTTTGGATCTGTTACTCCTGCAACGTATAGTGCTGATGCTGCACCTACAACTGAACGGCCATATGATGCGAGCATTGCCTTGTGTTCTTTTTTAAGTTCCATTTTTTCCTCCTAGGATAGAACCTTTATTAGTATAGCATAACCAGCCCAAAGGCCAATAATTCCTGCGACTCCCGCAAAAACTGGTGGCGCTGGGACTGGTAATTTGAATGCTGCGAATATTGCGCCACATCCAAAACCTGTTAACACTGATAAAATTATTTGATTCAAAACTTTTCCCCCTTATTTTTAGCATCTGGATCTGTTTCAGGATTGTCTAAAGGAGTTGGTGCGGTAGCCAAAGCACCACACTCATGACACTGAATATCTAAATGGTACATTCCTACAGTATAGGTCTCAGGATCAAAAGAAACAAGTGCTCTAAACAAAGTTCCACCACAGTTTGGACATACACAAGTTGGAATTCCTCTAGCGTCTATCATCTGATTCTTCTGGTAACATCTTTTTTAATTCAGTAAATTCTTTTGATATTTTCTTTAAAGCCTTGTCATGAGGAGTCACCACGCCTTCAACAGCAGCGCCATATCTGTTGTAATACTCTAATTGTGGCTCTACCTCTTGTATAAATTTTGACAATGCTTTTTGAACATCCTCAATATAATCAAATGCCCAATCACGAGAGTCTGAGAGAAACTTTATAAAATTTTCCTTATGTATGTCTTCTTCTGTTTTTGTTGGTTGGGTGTCAACTGCTTCTCTTAGTGTATTATATGAGACAAATAGTTGAGCAAATCCTTTATTTACAGAGTTTAGTTTTTGTGATACCGAAAGGTATGCTATTAAAAATGATATAGATAATACACTTAAAACGACCAGAGCAAACTCCATGCTAACTCTTTTCTCTTAAGACTATTGTACTATCATTATCAGAATTTGTCAAACCATACATTTTCTTAAAGTCAAAGCCTATAAGTTTCTCGTATGCCTTTAGGTGTCTATAATTTCCAGCACCAAAGGTTCCCTTTTCTATACCGCACAAAACACGCTTTTGCTTATCTTTTGAAATATCTTCTATTTCTTTCCATGATAATTGCCTTATGTTGCGGTCTTTCCATATTTTTTTATAATTACCACGGTGATAAAAATGATGAAGTATTGTTACGCTTGGGGAATAAATATCCCAACCCCTTGTCCAAGCCCTCATGGCAAAACATATCTCTTCTCCAAAGAATGATATTTCTGGATCATATGGAACTTCTTTTACAATGCTTCCAAGGGTAAAAACAAAACCAGCAAGTATGGTGCTTGAAACTTCTGGATAGGACTTATTCTTGTCGGACAGTTCAACTCTTTTAGCCGTCCACTCATTTCTCCTATTTAGGCTTGGCACTTGTTTAGTTGCATATGGGGGCTTATCTTTATCTTTTGTAATATAACTAATTACATTATTTGTTTCAACATAAAATCCTGGTGGAAAATGAGATAAGATTATGTTTTTATTTTTAGAAATTTCCTGAGCCTTTTGTAATTGACTAATGCACATTATGTCCCAATTCTTCTCAAAGATTGTATGAGAATCAATCTGAAGATAATAGTCTTGTCCAGAATAAAGAGTCATTGCTTTTGCCCTTGCAAAACCTGCACCTCTTGCTTCCCTTGGATGCATGATAATAATGTTAGAATTTTTTAACCAGGACAAGTCTGGAATTTCCTTATCAAAATCTTGTATCACTAAACCAAAATATATTTCATTTGGTCTTGAAGCGTTATCAATAGCAGATTTAATAGTTCTAACTAATTCAGGATCACGATAACTTGCTATTGAAACAAAGATGCTCATCTTTCCTCGTGAGTTACCCAATAATATTTGCAGGTATTACAACAAGGATGATTATAAAGACTGTGCTTTGCATACCCAAACTTTGCATAATACAAAGGATCTTTATCAAATAAGTTTGCTTTATGAGTAGTAGTTAATCTCATAACTTTGATTGTATCATCCCAGAAAGAAGGTTTGACTTCTCCCCATTGATTCCAACATGAATCCTTTAATCTATTAAGATTGGCTTCATTATTTTCTGTACGAATACCCCGCAATTTTGCTTCACGAATCATTGCTTGTACGTATTGCCACAAGCCACGCTCATAGCCTTTCCACATAAGGACAGCAGGATGATTGCGCCATCCACCCGTAGGAGACTTTCCAGACAACACATTTAGAATTTGATAACACTCCAATATTTGTTTATTAAGACGTTTGTTATCAAGCCAACGTGCCGTTGTTATTGCGTTTACAGACGGTAGAAAAGTTTGCATTATTTCAATGGCTCCCTAGTTACTAACACAATTGCACCTTCCATTTCTAAAGCCTTCTTGACCATGGCTACATATTTAACTGCAGCAAGTTTTTCATCATGTGTCATATTTGTAAATGACCTCTCATCTAATTTTATCGTAAGAAATGATTCATTGTCAATAAGATCCACACCAAAATTTTTAGGTGCAGATATAGAATGAAAGGCCCTACGCATATCATTTGTATACACAATTACTCCATTGTTAATGCTTGCCAGGTATAAGACCAATCTTTTTTAGTCTTATGACTATTAAATTCTTTGGATATTTCTCCACCTTCTAGATAAATACCGCCCCAAACGCCCCACTCTTTACCAGACACACCAACAGCAAAACATTGTCTTGCTACTGGGCATGTTCTACAAAGAGCATCTACAAATTCTCTTGATTCTAAATTTTCTTCATAGTTATCAAAAAATATATTTGTGTCAGATCCAAGACATTCAGCATTATCTTTCCATAAATGCTGTTTCATGGCTTATCCCTTATACTTGTTCGGAATATCCCATCCATTGCGAGTAACTGTGTAAATGCGCTGAACATACCAGACTCCATCTACCCTAACCCCATTGACGGCAGTACGACCTGCTTCAGAACGTTTACGATCTGCTACATCCCAACCAACCCAATGTAGGTTGTTGTTGCAAGCAACGATCTTTTCCATTCTTTCTAAATTATTTACAATCATTATTTCTCCTAATACCTAAAAATTCCTACTTCAACATTTTTTAATTCTGCCTCAGCAACTAACTTAGAAACAGCCTGCTTTGGTTTACTTAAAAATGCAAAGTAATTTACGTGCTCCATGTTTTCACTAACCCAGGAAGGTGGTACTTTATAGTTTTTTATCTTCATTCCACGAGCCTTCATTCCACGCTCTGAGAGATTACAAAATTCTAAAACCATAGAATTAATTTTTGCTGGACCAACAGAATAGATATGAAATTCCGTATCATCCTTGCTCATGCCAGATAGCGCAACACCCATAGCACGAATGAATACGTTATAATCGCTAAAGTCATTCGTTCCCTGAACTACCACTATCATTGTTTTTCCCCCTACCTAAATTATCCAATATAAAGAGCATTTTGTCAAGTTCTTTCTTTGGCATATTTTCTATGTCCACAGGTACAGCCGTCTCTTCAATAATGTTTCCATTTTTTGTTTTGGCGGTATAAAAAATACTATCCTTTACCCAATAAGCATTATCATCTAATACAATAATTTTGATCATATTCTTCTCAGTATGTTTTCTAGACTGTGACATTACTGGCAGTCTTTCAAACAACTTCTTAGGAATATAGTCTTTTATGATTTCATGGATAGAACTCTGACTATACCTCATTTTTGCTAAAGATCTTTTTTTATGTGCCCTATTAAATTTTAATACAATAAAAACAAATGCCAATGCTAATGTTGTAGCAAGAACATTTTCCATTATATTCAACTACTCAGATTTTGTTTTTGTTGTTTTAATTGCTGGAACTGGTGCAGCCTGATTAATAACTAATTTGTTTAACTTCAACTGAAGTTGTAAAACTTGAAATTCTAGATCAGATGCTTTTTGTTTATAGAAGTTAACTAATTGCTTAACTTCATCAATACCTAAGTCTTCCATTACCTACCCCCTTTTTGTGCTAAATGCAGAACCCTCCCAGGCCTTTTCCGCTTTGCGCTTTTCACGCTCTACGATTGCACGAGACCAAGAAAATCCTGCGTCTCCACCCCAAGCATCCCACATAATCCTACCATTTGAAGGATCACTATTATTATAGAAGTCTTTTCCCTTTTTGTCAACTTCATGACGAGAAAAGAAAGAAAACATTCTTTTTACAGTAGACAATGACATTGATCTACCAGCAACAATATCTGTGGCACGACCCCAACCAACTGGAGTTCCTGCACCCTTTGCTTTACCTTCTTCTTTCCAACGAAGAGCACGTCGTGCTGCTGCTTTCATACCAGATGTAGGAGTGTAAGTCTCTGCCTTATGAACATCTGATGGTTGTACTACTTTTGTTCTACTTTCCATTTTTTTTCTCCCCATATTTTCCAAGAACCGCTTTTAGGGTTCCATCTTTACGAAGCCTAACTATCATACCGTCTTTAATTTGCACGGTATTAAAACCATCATGTCTTTTAAATTTTCCAGATGACATTATCTTTTAAACGGATTTAAATCAAAAGCAGATCCGCCCCATCCATTATTATCTTTTTGTATTTTTTGTGAATCAGAAAATAAATTTGTAACTCTGGTAGGCTTGTCAACCTCTTTAGCAAATTCTTCAAACATAGATTTCTTTGTTGATCTTGGGTGTCCCTTTGGAAACAGATCTAAATCAAATGGTTTTCTTGGGAATCTTCCACGCAGGCCAGCCATAAAAGCATTAACTCTTCCCATAGCCCACTGCTCTGCACTTGCAACGCTTCCACGAACGGAAGATGGGTTGGTTCTATAAGCGCCAATACCACGATTATAAACTTGATTTAAGGTTCCGACTGTAATTTTTTTATCCCCATCTTTGCCTTTATTATAATCTTCAACCAACTCTCTTAATCTTGCTTCTACTTTCGCAGATGCTTTTTCCATTCCTTCTTCTCTATCATACATTTTTTCATTATCTATTGGCTCTGAAGAAACTCTTAAAGAACTAAATGGTTTAACAACTCTTCTATCAGTTCTTGTTCTTTTACCGCTTTCATTGGTAGCATATACTCTTACAACTGCTACTGGATTATCAGATGAAGCCTCAACACTTTCATTTGTTCCAGGAAGTTTTACGGTGCCAGATCTTTCTACTCTTTCTACAACACCATGGGCTGACTCCGTTTTGTCTGGTGGCTTTGGAACTGCAAATGTAACATGATCTCCAACAGAAACATTTTCTGCTTTTCCTAATTCTTGATTTATCATTCTTCTACGTGCTTCTTCAATCTCTTTATCTTCTTCTTTCATTTCTCTTTCAGAGTTTGCGTCTTGATATGGTGCATTTGCAAGAGTGCCTTTTGATACTGGAACACAATTAGGAACCATTCTTCCATCTTTTTCTTTCATTCCTCTTTGCTCATAACCAACCCAACAGGCCTTAGTCATGTTATCCCACTTATCTTCATCTTCATTTTCTGAATGATAAGATTTCATTGTTTCCTCTGCATCCATTTCGTGCTCCTCAATATCTATTTTTTGTGCATCTGCATACATCATTCCAATACTATATGCAGTTGGTTCCCACTCACCATCTTCTTCTTCATAAATTCTTACAGACATAGCAGGATTCTCTGGTGGCATAGAAACAAGGGCATATTCAGATCCAGGAGTTCCAAGAGTTCCACCCTCAGTCATTATATGTTCAATCATTCCATGAACAAGGCCTTCTGTTGTAGCACCCATTACAAAGTCACCCTCTTTAAGAGTGTGCATATTCTTGCCTATATTACCCTCAGATTGGTTTATAGCGTAGATCTGTGCTGCTGCCTGTGTACGAGTCTCATGACAGCCCATTACCTCATTGGTACCCACCTTTAAAGCAGGGTAGCCAGAACAACCGTATGAACCCTTAGCACCTACACGATATGGCATACTCTGATTATATCAGAGTTCTTGGCTTTTAAGCAGCCTCTTTATTTCCTCTATAGACCATTGATCTTCTTTAGATAGTGTAGATATCTGCTCTGGATCAAATGCTTTTGATGCGAGTTTAACAATGGGGGTATCAGACATAAGATCTATGTCAAGAAATCCTTTTTCCCATAGCCCCATAAGTTTATTATTAACATCATTAAGATGTTCATGATATAGTTCTGGCATTATTTCTTGTATTTTAGGGGTAAATGAGTATAAGAATTCCCCAGTATTTTTATCTATGCCAGATACTTGTAGACCACCATTTAAAAGTAAATAGTCAATTGCTGTTTGCTCATCAGGAATTCTGTCTTTATTTTCTGGATCAAATATCATTTTAAATATTTTCCTCATAGCGAATAAACTCCTTTAGTTGCTCTCTTGTTTGTGAACCAATTATTCTTTTCACCTCTATACCGTTTTCAAATAAAACAAAGGTTGGAACAGATTGAACCGAAAATGTTTTAACTAAATCAGAATTGTCATCAACATCTATTATTTGAAAATGAGCAATTGTTTGTTCAGTGTTTAACTCTTCAACAATTGGGCGTGTTTTTCTACAAGGCTGACACCAGTCAGCGGTAAAATAATAAATTGTTTTCATTTTCCAGACTTTTTCCTCTGTGCTGCTAAAGCAGAAAAGTCTTTAACCTTGTTTTCTCCCATATATCCCCAAGCATATCCATCATTAATCATCATGTCATTAAGAGATACGGTGTCTCCATTGATATATACCCAGCCCAAAATGCGACCATACTTTTCAGAAGAATTCATTTTTTCAGTTTTAATTACAATAGACTTGGCATCCTTAAGGTGCTTCTTCAAATATTCTTTTGACTCAATACCCAAACTTTTTTCAAATCTATCTTTCGTACGAGACTCTGGGGTATCTATTCCAGCCATACGAACACGCTGCTCAAAAAGAATATTAAAACCAAGATCAATTACAACGTCAATGGTATCTCCATCAACTACTGATTTTATTTCTCTTACATAATACTGATACATTAATTGTGACTTCCTATTAGTTTATTTTGTATCAGACGATCCCGTTCGTCTACGACCTCTAGCATGAAAGCCATCATTTTGGTATACGCATCTGGATTATTCATAATCTTTTCATAGTGATGCCCACAGAACATAAGATCGCCAGTAGATCCTTTTACCTGAACATAGGCTTGGGCGCTGCAACTATCACACCTGTCCAAAGCATTCAAAGTATACTTTTTTTCTTTTACGACTGGTTGTTCTTGAATAATGTTTGTCATAGTTTGATTATACATCTACTTTCTGTTATCCGTTGAATAAAATCCAGAACCATTGAACACTACGCCCACTGAATTCCAGACTCTTGTCATGGACTCTCCACAACAAACTGGTTCTCTATCTTCTCCAAACCCTCTCTCAAACTCAATTTGAGAAAAACATTTGTTACACCTGTAGTCGTATTTAGGCATGAATTAAGTATACACTAGGCAATTCTATTTGTCAATCTATCGTGTGTACGAACTCTATGACAGTTTGCACATACCACTTCACACTTCTTAATTTCTTTCATAATTGCCTTCCAAGAAAATCCATCATGAATCATTCTAGAGACATTGTATTTTTTATCTCTTATGTGATCAAAATCTAATACTATGTGATTTTTTTCTCCGCAGTCTACACATCCACTTGCTATCTTTATTTCAGCAAGTTTCTTTTTATACTGCTGCTTATTATAGTGTGCTAGTTCTTTTTCAGTCATAGCACTTACATTATAGCAAAGATTATTTGAGCCCCGCATAGGAATTCAAGCACGAAGGCCGAATTTAAGGAAAAGGTAACTAATCCATCCCAAGGCCTATGCGGGGACTTCTATTATACTCTTTTACTTTTTAGCAACTTTAATAGCAATTTCCTTTGGCTTTTTCTCCTCTGGAACAATGCGATCAATGTCAATATGAAGCATTCCGTCTTTCATCTCTGCTCCAGTTACTTCCATATATTCACCAAGAGCAAATGTGCGGGTAAACTTGCGTGTTGCAATACCCTTATGAATCGCTTCTCCTTCAGTTTCTGTAGTAATTTCTCCCTTAACCACAAGGGTTCCATCTTCAACAGTTACTTTTACATCTTCTTTTGTGAAGCCAGCAACTGCTACAGATAACTTATAGGTATCTTCATCTACCTTAATTAAATCATAAGGTGGATAAGATTGACGTGTTGCAGTATTGTGTACATGATTAAAACGGTTCAATTCACGATTGAAACCAATAAAAAAAGGATCTTTGAAAAGATCCAGGGTATACGAACTTACCATTTTATTCTCCTTTTCAGCGAGTTTGTATGCGTACCCCCATTTGGCGGGTACAAAATAATTATAGCATATCCTTAGCCAAATATGCAATAGCCCTATTAAGTCTATCTATGCTATCTTGAAATACCCCAAGACCTCTATTACAATTATGGCATAAATGTCCTCTAAAACTATCTGTAGTATGATCATGATCTACTACCCAAACACTAGCATTTCCACCAGTGCCTTTTAATTCCTCTTCATTTTTTAAACAAATAGGACAGTTATATCCTAATGGTGGATAACCATACTCTTCTTTTAATTCTTCCCTTTTTTTTGCTAACTTTTTGGCACAACTTTTACATTCAGGCCTAAGATATTTACCACCACTTGATGGAGAAAAATCTGAATCAGATAATTCTATTTTACATTTGCTACATATTTTCATTGAGCGGATAGCGGGAATCGAACCCGCACATTAACCTTGGCAAGGTTACGCACTACCACTATGCAATATCCGCCTTAGCCTATAAAAACAGACTAATTATTTACATCTACAAACAAAGTGGTTGTAAATGATTCTAGCGATGCAGGTTTAGCAACAGACTTTAGATAATTATAAGTATCAGAGAAGTTACCCTTATAATTCTTAGCCCAATATGCAGCAAGTGCTGATGTAGCAGCAGATGTTCCCATAGAGTTATTTACTGTGCCAAGTGCAAAGAAATCTACCTCTGCAGATCTATTTGCATACCGCTCAACATTGCCACGAACACCTACGGAACTAACCGCAATCGCCTCTGCAACACAAGACGGATAATCAATCTTTGAATAGTCATAGCGATTACCAGTTGCAAATAATGAGCCAACGCCCATGTTTTGTAGATTTACAATTGCACTACGAAGTGCTTGATTAACTGGACAGTAATGACCACGAGTTGCAAAGCGAGTCTCACCAACTGATGCAGATACTGCAACAATATTAAACTTAGTCTTATTCCTTGCTACCCACTCAAGAGCCTGACGAACAGTGCTATTGACGTTTACTCCATTACGCATTACATTTCCACGATTATCTTGTGGAAAGATGCGGATAAAAACAATATTCATATTAGGATTAACTGATTGAGCAATCTGTACCATCTTAGTACCATGCTCAAAACCCTTTGTTGCTGGCATATGTGCAGATCCTGGACCTTCCATATATGCCTGCTTGTTTGGACAACGCTTTTCTTCCATGAGACAAACCTCATGTAAAACGCTTACCTGTGTTGTGTCAATTGCTGTGTCAATTATTGCAATTGCTGGTTTTTCATTTGCTGATACCGCTGGCAAAAATGCAGCGATAAATAGCATTGTTAATAATCCCACTACTTTTTTCATTGCTCTCCTTATATCATTAGTCTAACTACGTGTTGACATGGGTCGCCTCCTGCTTCCCATTCTTCTAACTCTTCTTCACTCATGTATTGATAGCCACCATCATGGGTATCACAAAAAGGTTCTGTTACCCAGCCTCTTTCAATACCATTCTGTAGCCAAATACCAAACTCCTGATCCTCTGGAGTTAGATCTTCTTCATGAGTATGATTCATATATTTAGTATATACCTAAATGCTCAGAATGTCAATAGGGCCTTTGCAAGATGGGGAGTGATTAATAGCAGCCTGAACTGCTGCTGCTGCTCTTTTTCGTGTATCTTTTGTTTTTTGTGTAGCATAAAGTGAGCCTAATGCAATATCTCCACCAGAACCCATTGTTAAATAATCTTGTTCATATTGGGTTAGTGACATATCGCCAGAACTATGTTCGTATATTTTTCCACGAACACAAATTATCATACCGAAATCAGCAGTTGAAGATGTGTCAACCCACCACTCTTCATAAAATTTTCTAAGGGCTTTAAGAAATCTACTATACATAAATTTATCAATACTGCCACGACCTTCAAATTCTGGCGGTACAAATAAATGTCTTATTCTATCTCCATCCATAGATCCAGCATATCCAAACAGATATCCTTCTTTTTTCCAAATCTTTGGACTTGATCCAACAGCAATAGAATTATCATCTGAGATACCACGATCCCCAGCCATCCAGATTTTATTGTCTATTCTATCTCTTACAGCGATTATACAGGTCATTTCTACCCCTAGACTATGGTTATTGTTTTAGTATACCAGGAAGATTTTAATACGTCAAACAGGCTTTATTTAATATTTTGACCACATGTAGGGCAAGTTTTTGCCTGAGATACCGCCTCAGATTGGGCAGATTCGGCTTTAGCAGCCCCTTTAAATTTAGGACGACCAAAACCTACTATAGAAATCATAACCCCAGCCTTATTTTTTTTATAGGCACGAAGTTGTTTACAGACTTCTCCGCCATTTCTTTGGCTTCCTTTTTTATTTGAAGATGTATTTCCTTCAATGCACCAAACAGTTCCGTCTTCGTTGTCTTTAATAACAATACCAACATGAGAAATCCTATCGACGCCATCTCCTGGAAAATCAAAATACGCAATATCTCCTGGTTCTGGATCACAAATTTGTGCATCATACCAACGACCAGCCTTTTTAAATGCTGCTGCACCAGACGGCGTGTAAACAGTATTTGGAATTTTTACACCCGCTTGATCGCCACACCAATTTACAAACGAACCGCACCATGGTTGGAAGTTAGCCTTTGCCCACTTTCCATACTTTGTTTCGTTATCTTTTGGACCTTCAATGGTTCCAATTTCTTCTTTTGCTATTTCAATTAACTTTGCTGCTGTTCCCATATCTGCCATGATTAATCCTTATCCCAATCTTCATCTACTGGTAGTTCATCTGGCATCTGATTATTAGGTTTAGTAGATACTACTTCTTCTAATTCGTCTACCGTTTTTTCAACAACCTCTGAAAGATCAGAAACCTGGATTACATTGTTATTTTTTTCTTCAATAGCATTAATCATTTCTTGTGCACCGCTACGACCAATCAGCAAACCTGCGAGGGTACCAGTAATAAATGTCGCAACACTACCAAGAACATTAAAGAACATCTTATCATTCTCAGATTGTGCTGTTACTGGTTGTGAAACAAAAACTAAAGCATATAAAATACCCATAGTTGTAAATAATAAAATTGTTCCTAAAATTATTCCTAAAATAAATTTTAATCTTGCATCTAAGTCAGATGGGGTTAATCTTGGTCTACTCATTGTTTGTCTCTTCCTCTATTACGCTCTCATTTGATGTTCCGTTTACAACATCTTCCCCTACTAAATCTTCTGGACAAGCACCGTTTACTGTACAAATTGGCGGCTTACACTCAGGGGTATCCCAATTGATTGGATCTTGGCACTCATAGCGATAATAGCCGTCATAGCCACAACCTACAAGCAACACTCCAAGAAAGGCAGTTAGGATTATTTTTACCATACCCACCATTATAGCAGTTATTCGTCTTTTTCCTCACGAAGAGGTATTGTCACAAGCCACAAGATAGTGGCCGCTATCGTAGCAATTCCTACGATTTGTTGGGCGGTACCAGTAAGAGTAAGCCATGCAATAAAGAATCCTAGCAGTGTCCATACCTGAGCAATGCTTTCTTTTACAGCCTTACCAAACCATACAGCAAAGCCCTTAACAAGCCTGTAAGCCAATCCTAGAGCCTTTTTGAGTAGTTCTATAGCCTTTATTAAGGCTGGTTTTGCCTTATTAAGTAAAGGCTTAGCCTTCTCAAGTAAAGGTTTAAGGTTTGGTATTTTTACCTTAATACCCTTTATTTTGCCAATAAGGGACTTTGCTCGATTAACTAACTTATCTATCATTGTCATATTATAACCTCCTTAGTGACATAACAGAACTAACTATGTTGGATACCAAAATTACTGGGATAATGACTTCTTGAGCCTTTTCCCTCTGATCATCCGTCATATCTTTGCCCCATTCTGAAGGGCTAAATACTTTATCAAAATCTATATCTGTCAGTACTCCCAAAGGATCTGACAAAAATGATTCTGTTTGAAGTTCAGTAACAGCATCTGCCAGAGTGTATGGCATAGGGGCATTTTCATTCTCTAATGACATTTCTGCAAATTTAACCACTGCTGTAGCAACTGAAGGATTATCTTTTGCTATTTCTGCAATTAATGAAACTTCTTCAGCCTTAATACCAAGATCTGATGCAAAAGAAACCTTTGCCTGTGGAGATAACTCATTTATAAAGTTTGATACAGCAGCCATCAATTTAGAATCATTTACACTAATTAATTTATTTAGTTTATTAAGTTCTTCTTCTGATATACCGTTTTCATTTATATCATCCGTGTTATCATTATCAGATGGTGGACCTACAACTTCTTCGTCAACAGGTTGCTCAGGTTCAGATTCTTGATCTGGATTTGTTTCCTCTGGCTGAGATGAAGGCTCTTCTGAAGGCTCTGGAGTTGGATCAGCATCTTCGCTCTCCTCATTTGTGGTATCAGAATCTTCAGGAAGATTGGAATCTTCTGGTTCAGTTTGCTCATTATTATCAGGGAATCTTGGATCCTCTGGAGTAATTACTTCTGGTTCTACTTCAACATCTGGATCTGGAAAATCTGGTTCTTCTGTTGGTTCAGGTTCAGGTTCTTCTGTCGGCTCAGTAGTTGGTTCTGTTTCTGATTCATTAGCCTCTTCACCATTTATTGCTGCAATAAGATTATTAAGATTGGCAATGTCATTTGCTAGGGTAACTGCTTCAACAATTTCTGCTTGTACTTCTTCTGGAGTCAATGGCTCTTCTGTGGGTGTTGGCGTAGGCTCTGGAATTGGTTCTGGTGCTAAGGTTGGAGTTGGATCTCCAGCCTGTATTTGCGTAGCACCCCATGCTTCAAGAGAAACTATTGAGCCATCATGCAGACGAACTCCAGTTCTAAGATTTTGATACTCAGGTCCTTGATAACTATACGAAACTGCCAAGCCACCAGTATTTGTAATTGCTACTAATATATTAACTGTGCTTGGCTCTGCTCCGTAATTTCCAAATGGAACCATATTAAGATTTAATTGAAACCCGCCTTCTGAATAATATATATCTAAACCAGTTGTATTGCTTACTCCTGGAAACCAGTCCATTGAATATAAAGAGATAGATGGTGTATTTGGATAAGCCCAGTATGTATTATCTGGTTGTCCAAATGTAATTATAGAGTTTGTTGTTGCATAAATGTTTTCATACTGTACCCCGTCAAAAGTAACGGTGGTTGCAATTGGTATTTGATAAGATGTGTCGTCACCTGAGCAAGTATCCATATGATGCACTATAGGTTCAGCATCGCCTTCATATGCTGCTGCTATGGTTTGTGATTGAATATAGTTGACACAAGTTGCGTGTGCATTTTCTGGAAAACCAAAAAGACTTGCAAATAAAATTCCCACCACTGTGATTATGCGTAGGATTTTTTTGTTTATTTAAGGCACTCCTAATTAACTAGTTAGTTAATCATATTATACCATTATAAAGAAAAAGGCGCAGATTTCTCTGCGCCCTATTCCTTAATTTGTTAATTACTTAACAAGTGTAACCTTTGCTGAAGGGTTTTTCTTATTCCACTTCTTAGCAAGATCATTAAATGCCTTCTTCATTGCAGCAATTGCAGCAGCATTCTCAGCCTTAACAGCATCTAGTTCTACCTTGGCAGCAGCCTTGGCATCTGAAATAGCCTTATCTGAAGCAACCTTAGCGGTTACAGCATCAGCCTTTAGAGTTACAACTTCTGCCTTAAGTGCAAGAATTTCTGCATCAGATGCAGCCTTTGCATCAGCAAGAGCCTTTGCAGCAGCAGCCTTCTCAGCAGCGAGTGCAGCAGCAGAAGCAGCCTTCTCAGCAGCGAGTGCAGCGTTAGCAAGAGCAAGAGCACCAGCAAGATCAGAAACTGTTACGATAGCAGTCTGTGATGTGACTGCAGTTGCAAGAGTTGGAACGGCAGTAGGCGCTGTAATAGAAGCACCAACAGCAACAGTTCCAGCAGTTGCAGGAAGTGTCAAATCAGCAGAGGACTTACCTGCTACAAGAGCATCTGCGGTAACTGAACCAGCAGTTACTCCACCAAGTGCTGTAACGGTAATTGTTTCTCCACTCTTTGCGTTTCCAAAAATATCTGATACTTCAAAAGTAGCAGTTATCTTTGATGCAATTCCACCATTGGCAGGAACTGTCATCTTAAGATTGTAGGCAGGACCTACGGCTCCCTTAAGATATACGGTTGTTGCTGCTCCAGTTACGGATGCAGTAAGAGCAGATGCAGATGTGCTAGTTGTAAATACATAAACTGTAGCAGTTGTGCTTGCTGGTGTTACTGTAAGACTTGTAACTCCAGATGCTGATGTTACTGTAGCGCCAAGAGCGCTTACAATTTTAGCATTTCCAGTTGTAGTAAATGTTACTGGTGTTCCAGCAACCACTGTAGCAACAACAGTTAGGGCCTCTTCGGAACCAACAGTTGAAGTATCAGAAACAACATTGTCAAACGGAACCTTAATTACATAAGGCGCTGCAGCAGTACCAGAACCAGAATTAGCAGTTGTTACCGCTAGAGATACTGTGTTGGCACTTGCAGGTGTTGCAACAATTGTGCCCAAAGTCATGGCTGCAACCAGACCCAGAGCAATTTTCTTAAATGAATTCATTTTTCTCCTTGTTTATTTAAATTAGTTTATATTCATTTAGAAACTCCTGAATATCTTCAGGAATCTCCTTGTTATCCAATTCTACCATAGCCCTCTGCTTATCCGCAAGTCGGCTGGCAGAACTCCAAGTATGAACCTCAATTTCTAGATTAGAGTCCTTACTTGTATGGGATATTGCTCCAAATACCGCCCCACAAACGGCATCTGCCAAGTCCTTAGATTTCTTGCGTGGATGATCAACTCTATTATTTTTCATAATTTTAAGTTCACTCATCTCCTCAAGCAATAAGGGAATCATGGGCATTGCAATTCTCTCTTCATATATCATCATGGCTAGGTCTTCATAGTGTTTTTTGGCAACAGAAACAGTGTCTGTTTTTATGCCTACCGCTTTTAATTCCTGCTGAATATCAAAGGACTGCCAGCGGTCAAAGGTGACCATGCCAATGTTAAAACCTTCTCTACGTAAATTCTGTATCCACTTTTTAACCTCAGATAAATCTACAGGACCCTCTACCTTTGGTTCCCACCAAGCAACGGCATCTACGATAACAATTGGCGCTACCTGCTCGTAATCTTTAATTACTTGAATGTTTACCCAGCGTTCAACGTGTGCGATAGCAACAGCACACTTATCATGTCTTTGTGCAAGGTCAGCATGGATATAATATATTTTTTCTGGATCTGGTTTAAAACCAGCATCAAACCTTCTGTGATTATCTATAGGATTTCTTAATGTCATACATTTTTCTAATTTATCTTTTTGCTTAAAGAAAGCATCTGATGAATATGTTGGGGTACATAAAAATCTCATCATTGCATCACCTATATCAGTTAAAAATGCAATCTTAAAATCATCAATCTTTCTAGTAGGATTTACTTCCCATGTAGGTCTTTTAAGTGCAAACATTCTGGGGTATTTATATGATTTAATATGGTCTTCTTCCCATACTATTTCAAATTCATTATCTGGTCCTTCTGGTAGTTCTTCATTAATAACAAACTTATATCTACGCTCTATTACATCTTTTTCCATGATTACATCTTCATACCGTTTTGAAATGAAGTCGCCGTTGTAGCGAGGAAATGAAAGAAGAACTACTTTGCCAAGATCTGGAAAACGAGAGTCTACTGTACCTCTAAATGCTTTATATATATTGTCAGCAGTCTTACCCTGATCATTTCCTGTTCCTACTTCTGTAACGAAGCCAGAAATTTCATCAAGTACCGCCATAAATAAGTTAAGACCCTCGTGTGATTCACGCTCAGAGTGACCTGAGTAAACGGTAATAGATTTATCAAAACCAATAGAGTTTACCTTTGGATCATACTTTCCAGCAAACCATGGAGACTTCTCAATCTTAGTTTTAAAACCTTTGAAGAAAACATTTTTAGCCTGCTCAGCATTAATAGCAACGTTGATAATATCTATGGCATCATCACTTGGTTTTCCATAATACCTCGCAGGATCTTTAAGGCAAAGAAGTTTATAAACAACATAGGCACAAGCAACAGTAGATACAAAGTCTTTTCCACTACCCTTTCCTAGTTGTAAAATAATCTCATTCTTAGTATATTTAGCAAAATGTTTGTCGCCCTCTTCATGCCCCATCAACATTTGCAAATCTTCTTTACGATAGATCTGGCTCATTGCTTCAACAATATCATATTGAATGGCAGACAATGGCGGTTGATTTAGAAAGTCTGGAGACTCAACAAAGGTCTTTGCGTCTACAGGATTTTCATCAAATTGATTATCTTGAAGGGCTTCAAAGAAATCATTGAACTTGGTGGACAACTGTAATCACTTCCCCATTTTTGGCAATTGCAGATAATCTTTGCATTATTAAGTCACGAACCTCTGGATGCTCAGAAGCGATATCACGAAGAATGCCAACAAGAACTTCTTGTCTCTTTTCAATTTCAACTATCTCTTCTGCTAATTCTTTATTTTCTAGCAAACCAGCCTTCTGTAGCATATCAATTCTTCTTGCCTCAATATCCATTACAAGTTTAATTGCACCAGTTTTAGCAGTCAGGTTTGCTGTAGTTGTTGCATCATCAATAACTTCATAGGCCTGCTGTATTAGTCTTGTGTAATGTGCATCTGCTGCGACCAGTGCATCTTTTGCACGAGCACGAATAGCATCGTTTGCAGACGCCATAGTTTTCCACTCATTTAGATGTGCTACTACACGAGTTCTTGGAATAGCAAGATCTTTAGATATCTTAGTCGGATCATGACCCTTTAGATATTCTTCAACAACCTTATTCACTTCATCAAGATGTTTAACTAATTCAATTTCAGTGTCTGACATATTTTCCCTCTAGTCTATTGATTTCATCCTGAATATAAAATATTGCTTTCTTTAAATCTTCAATGTGTTTGGCTTCATCTTTAATTCCTGCTCTCCAAAGATATTTTATTGCATTTCCAATGTTAAAGTTTCTATGCCTAGTTATCTGAATACACTCAACACCAGATGGATCTGTTGTATAGTGTGCAGGATGATTTACCTGGTCTACTGTAATATTAAACTTATTATTCATCGTCTTGAATTCCTTAGTTTAAATTTTGCAAGGTAAACATAGATTGTTTCTATGCTTACACCGCATTCTTTTGCTATCTCTTCTGGACTTTTTTTGTCCATGTGATACCTCTTCTTAAGCCATAATTCATTTTGATACATTCTAGCACCCATGATTACTCCCTGTCAATCCTTGTACTATTAATTTTATTTGCTACACGCAATATCCAGTTTTCAAAATCTTTTTCATCTCTATCGCTTTTTGCATAATTACACCACTTACAACATGGCTGAACATTTTTTATAGTATATCCCAAAGCATTATCAACTCTATCTAACCCAGTAAATTTAAAAGATTTTGACCATGGAGAAGATTTTGGAGCAGTAAAAAAAGATGTTTCTTTGTTATCACAATAAACACATGGTAAAGATATTTTTAAAAAAAAATCTTCTTTGGAAATATCCCATTCTATGTTTCTTTGTTTTGCGCTACTTTTATACCTACCGTAAACAGCATTTTTTGCTTGACTATCTGTATAGATTCTATTACTTTTGCCACGATTAATAAAACCGCATTCATTACAACTTTTAATTCCAGATTTTTTAGGGGTACCATATAAATGACCAAGCCTTTTTTTCTTTACAATAGAGCCACATTTACAAATAAGATCTACAACCCTAATAATATAGCCGTAAGTATCTTTTATAGAATATACCTTATGTACTGTAAGATCTCCAAATACCTTGCCTATTGGTGGATCTTCAAGTTTTATTCTCATGGCACCATTATACCATATATATAGTCTTGGTAACATTAAAATATTTCTTTATGGGTATTGCAGGCCCAATGTCCTATTCCAGCGGCATCTGCCACATCATAATCCTCTATTTTTTTATCATATGCTATTTCTAGTAGTTTAATTGTTCTACGTTTTCTAAAATCACGCTCATATGATTTATACCATGACAATGATTTGCCAGGATTAAGAGATCTTAATTGTAATTGCTCTTCTTTTGTAAGTCTTTTATTTCCTAAAAAATTTTGCCATTCTACTGGAGAAACACTTGCTATTTTTTTTATACCAGAAATTCCTGCCCCACCTATTATCCCACCTTGAACTAATGCAAGGTCTGCCTGAGTTTTAGGAGAATTCATAAAAACGGTATGCTCAATAACAATAGCATTAATCATATTATAATGATCAAACAATGCCTTAGTCTTAGCAGTAGCATCTATTACTTTTTGATATATGTTTGCACCTTCAAAGTTTATTTTTCCAAATCCAGTTATGGTTTTGTTTGTATAAAATGCAAAGGCAAGACTATTAGTACTGGCATCAATAGCACAAATATTTGCTGGTTGACTAGTCTTGCTCATAATCAATTATTCCTTTAAGTTCTTTTATCATTTTTTCTACTGCCTTTTGGCTTACGTTGCAATTAGAACAGAATCCAGAGTCGTTGTATATTGATAGTTGTACTCCACAACCACCAAGACATCTACGAATCTTGCCTATTCTTTTTTGCCTGCGAGAAACATTGTACCTTTCGGCAATCTTATCTTTTGTAGCAGAGTCTCTGCACTCTGTACTACAATATATTTGATAAGTTACCTTTGGCTGAAAGCGCTTATCGCATCTTTCACACAGTTTCACTCAGCCCCTCCATAGATTTTATTTTAATAACTCCTGGCTCTGCAGTAGCGCAAATAGCCTTTACTGGACAACCCTTACATATCTTAGAGTTAGCCCTGTAATTTTTTTGTGGTAAAGTCTTATCTTTCCACGCTTGACGAACAACACGCATCCACTCAAATGTATTTTCAATCCATTGTCTATAAAGATCTGTTACCTCTATAGGAAATACAACAAGTTCATGATTGTTCTTGTTTTCATAAATCAGAACACCCTTAGCCCTTTTTAATATTTTCATATATATCAATAACTGCATAAGGTGTCCAGTTTTTGGCTCACCTTTTACTCTAAAATGTTCAAAGGCATCATGTTGCATTGTCTTGATTTCAGCAATAATTTCTTCCTCTTCCCAATTAAGAATAGCGTCTCCCCATCCAAAGATTGGTGGATCAGAGTGAGTAACTTTAAACTCTGTAGTCTCTACTTCTTTTCCAGTTTCTTCAAGAACCTTTTCATCAATAAACTTTTTTGCTACCCCAGAATCCATCATTGCCTGTTGAATTCTGTCATGAGAAAGTGTTCCACTGGTCATATTTGCTACACCATATGGCGTGTTATTATCTTCAAATATGTTCCCCTCAAAAGCAAAATACCAATATCTTGGACATTCTCCATGACCCCAAACCAAAGTAGATGGAGCAAAAGTTTTCTTTTGAGTATGTTTCGGACCACGCTTTGCAACGTATCCAGAATTAATCTTTTCTATCAAGGCCTTTGTGTCAATAATCTGCGGTCTATCTTCAGGCCTTATCATTATATTTTTCAGCAAGTTTTTAGTCATATCATCCTTTTTATCTATTATATCAGTTAACGCATTATGTATTTGAGCGCTGAAACCAAGTCGTTGATTGACTCTGCTGCAGTGTAATAAATGTTTTTCTTGCCTCTGTCTGTCTTGTCAACATTTGTCATCCAAGTAGCCCTAAATGCCATCTTTGCTGCAATAGCCTGAAGCCTAACAATTTCAAGACTTGCCACCTGTGGTGGAATGTCTGGCTTTATAATTAACTTAGCAATCATTGTTAAAGCGGTAGTTAATTCTTCATCTTCCATATAAGTGGCTATCTCAGATAACCCATTAATCATTTGTAGTGTTGTTTGTCCACTTTCAGATTCCTTCATTTTTAGCCTCCCATGTTAATTGATCTAGTAGTTCAAATTCTATAACTGCAAGCCTAGTCTTTTTATTACCCTCTCCTAATATAACTACTATGGCTGGAGATTTATCAGTACCCGCTTTTATTGAATCAGTAACAGCCTTTGCCCAAACATCTTGATTTAGAGTAAAAGACTTAGATGTTTCTTTAAAATCAATAACAAAATTTCTCCAGGTTGCATCACCCTTCTGGTTATTGCGACCAGAATTTTTGTGCTGTTTGGCACCTATTCTTTTACTCTCGTTCTTCTCGCTCATAATCCTTCTTTGTTTTAATTAGTGCTGCCCTAGATACATGTTTCTTACTACACATCCATGTAAGATCTGTAGTCTCAAGCCAAAGCCTTAAAGATGTAACTTCTTCTTTACAGGTATGACAAGGAAACTTTCCTTCAAAAACCTTAAATTTAACATCAGACATTATTTAGTTTGGCCTTTAATGCTTCCTGTAAATCTAAGTCTTCTCTAACTCTAGCGATAAGTCCATCACGACCTTGAACCTTTGTGCCATCATCTAGTTGATACCAGGCCCCAGTTCTGTTTATGTGTCCAGCCAATTCAGCAGTGTCAACAAGGTCACCAATAAAATCAATGCCAAGGCTGTCACCCCTAAAATAGAAATCATACTCTCCGCTTTGAAAAGAGGGTGAAGTTTTAGAAAACTGTAAATCCCATCTAACCTTGCGACCAATTTTTTCTTCAATGATCTTATCTCCAACATGTATTTTTCCTTTTATGGCTTGATTATCTGATTCAGACGAAAACAATTTAATGATTGTAGACGAATAAAATTTTGTAGCCTGACCGCCAGTTGGCTGTTGGCTTGTATACATTGCATTAATATTATTACGAGATTGACTAATCAAAACAAACAATGTTGGCTTTACCTTGTTGTTTGCATAGTTAATCATTTTCCAAGCATTGCTAAAGTCTCTAGACTCTGCACCAATTTGCTTTGTATTTTCTAACTGCTTCAATTCAGTAGAATCTTTTTCAAAATATATTGCTGGCAGTAGAGATGTAACTGAGTCAACAACAATAAGATCAACTCCTGCATCCATCAAACTTACTCCAACATCAACCATCTCATTAATAGTTCTTGCTTGTGAAACTATTAACTTAGAGGTATCTACTCCTAATTTTTCTGCCCAAACTTTGTCATATGACATTTCTGCATCAATCCAAGCACAGACCTTACCTTCTTTTTGTGCCATGCCAATCATTTGTAAGCATAGAGAAGACTTTGCACTAGACTTGCTACCCCAGATTAAAACCTGTCTGCCATATGGCAAACCACCATTTAATGCTCTATTCAAACCATAACTAGGAGTAGCAGCATATTCTGTCTTTGGTATTTCATCTCCAACAAGAATACTTTTTCTTAGTTTAGGATTTAACTGTGACAGAACTTCTTCTATTGTCAGTGTCATTAGAATCTTACCCCATGCTTCTTTGGTCTATGTGTATTTCTTTCCATCTTTTCTTTGATAGCATAGTCAAGAGATTTCTTTACATACCCTGCTTCTGCAATACCAGCATAAAGATCAAGGGTGCGAATAATAATATCTGCAAACTCATCTGATATTTGATCTGGATCCATGTCTTTACGAAGTGCTTCCATAGCCTCTGACACCTCAGAGACAATCATCATCATTTGTTTTGCTACAAAGATAGGGTCTACGGTTTTATCCCAGAAACCTTTTTCTACTGCATTTTTATGTATTTGTTCTGCTAACTCATCAAACATTTTTTACATCCTCCATTATTACTGTGCCGTCTTTTGTTTTGCCAAACTCAAATCTATATACACTACCTGCTTCAACATTCATATATGCTTTTGGAAATGCCGTTGGAAATACTGTAACTGCGTGTAGTTCTCTGGCAGCATCAGCCAGCGTTAAGGATGCCATCTTCTTGCCAGTCTTCGTAGTTCTTGGCTTAAAAGAAACAACAAACATCTCATCATCCTTGTAAGGAAGCATCTTATAATTTAAAAACTTAATCAATGGATCTTTAGAATCCTTTATTTCATCAGCAGGTATTGAAGATACAACCCTATTGTCATTTGCAAGAATAATATAAGTGCGACCAGCCTCAATAGACGTGTTTTCTTCATCAAAGATTCCCACACTCCCTGTCTTATCTAAAAACTCTATCCTTGACCAACCTTTTGATCTCTTAATTGATTTTACCATACCCATTAAAACGAATGCGCCCTTTTCTTCATACTCTTCAATATCATTTATATAAGCATAATAATGTTGTGGCACTGGCATGTTAAACTCTGGAAGATTAAGATATTCGTATAGATTTTCCTTAACCTTTTCTGGATCTGCTGGGTTATCTGTAAAAGTCAGAGCACCTATAGAATTCATTGCTTGAAGTGCACGAGAATTTACTCCATTACCTTTTGTAAATGTAAACTGTTCAACATCTTGATATGAACTAAATGGTCGTGCTGATATATATCTTTCTGCAATTTTATCAGAGATAAACTTGATAGCACTAAGTCCAAATCTAATACCTTTACCCTCAATCTTAAAATCAATGTCTGAGTCATTAATATGGGGCAACTTAATACTAATGCCCATTCTTTTTGCTTCAATAAGATATTCAGTTCTTGCATCTTTATCTTTTTCATTCTTCAACAATGCAAACATAAACTCTATTGGGTAGTAGTATTTGAGCCACGCCGTCCAATACGAGAGAGTAGAGTAAGCAACGGCATGTGATTTGTTAAACGAATATCCCGCATGTGCTTCAAAATCGTGCCAAAGATCCAAGGCATCATTAGGAGCAACATACCTAGAAGCCCCTTTAATAAATTTGTCTTTAAACTCATCAAACTCCCTCGCATCCTTTTTCTTACCAATAATCTTACGAACCTTGTCTGCCTCTGCCATTGTCATACCGCCAAGTTCAACGCAGGCCTGCATAACTTGCTCCTGATATAAAATACAACCATAGGTTTCTTCTGTAAAAGGTTTCATAATCTGATGAAGATAATTAATGTTTTGTATACCGTGCTTACGCATAATATAATCTTTACCAATAGTATTCATAGCCCCTGGACGAACAAGCGCATTAGAAGCAGCAAGTTCTGCCAGATTCTTTACACGCATCTTAACAAGTAGATTTGTATACGGCGCTGCTTCACACTGAAACACACCTTTTGTATATCCATCAGATAACATGTCATAAACATTTTTATCATTCATATCTATAGACAAAACATCTATCTTGGTTCCTTCTCGCTCTTTTATAATATCAATACAGTCTTTCATTACGCTTAGTGTCTTTAGTCCAAGCGCATCAATTTTAATTAAGCCAATCTTTTCAGCCTCTTGCATATCAATTCCAACAACTGGGATGCGCTCATCAGAACCAGTTGATGACCTTGTTTCTAGTGGAGCATGTCTGAATATTGGCTCTTTGCTAGTAACCACACCAGCAGCGTGAATTCCAGTTCCCCTAATTCTTCCACGCAACTGTTCTCCATAGACTTCAACTTCTGGATATTTTTCTCTAAACCATACAGTTGTTTTTGATGTGCAATACTCATCCCATGTATCAATAGTTTTTAGAACTTTATTTACATCTGTTAGCGGTATGTTAAGTACCCTAGCAACATCACGAACAACACCCTTATCCTTAAACGATAAGAAGGTTGCAATAGATGCCACATGACGATATTGTCTAACTAGATAATCTTTTACATCTTCACGACGAGAGTCTTGAATATCTGTATCAATATCAGGAAAGTCATTACGTTCAGGATTAATAAATCGGAAGAACAACAATCCATGCTCTATTGGATCAATCTCTGTTATGCCAAGAAGGTAACAGACTAAAGAACCAGCAGAAGAACCTCTACCTGGACCAACCAGAATTCCTTCTTTTTTAGCCCAGTCAATCATATTTTGAACTACTAGAAAATATGAAGCAAACTTTTTATCACGAATAATTTCTAACTCTTCCATAAGCCTTTGCTCATACATGTCATTGCCAAGCCAGTTATCAGTAAGCCTGTACTCTTCAAGTCCTGCAAATGCTAGGTTTGCTAACTCTTCATCAGGATTTTTATATTGTGCTGGTAGCAAATCTAAACCGTCTTTAATATTATAATCAGAAACAGACTCTGCCAACAATAGTGTGTTTGAGTATATGTCTGCTCTATCAATACCTTGCGCTTCCATGGCTAACTTAATTTCTTCATAAGATAGAAGATGAATTTTAAAATCTTTAAAAGTCATTTCCCTGTCTTTGCCATAAAGAGCATCAAGCCTTTCCATCATAGATGGACTCTTCTTTGCTTTATCATAAGAAATATCTTTAGCAACCTTAGCATGGGTATTCATTAATAATTTAAATTCTTGTACTTCTCTTTGAGACTCATCAACGTGATGGCAGTCTGGAGTTACAATAACCTTTACGCTAAACTCATCTGCCAAATCTATAAGATATTTATTTATTTCTGGCTTATTGTGTGGCATTACTTCTATATAATAGTCTCCACCAAAAGTATCTTTAAACCAAGAGATATACTTTTTGGCTATAGCAAACTCTTCTTCCTCAAGTGCTTTAACTAGAACACTGCTTGGGCAGGCAGAAGAAACAATAATTCCTTCTTTATATTTTTCTAGTATCTTAAAATCAAATCTAGGCTTCTTAAAAAATCCTTCTGTCCAAGCCAACTCACTAATTTTATTTAGATTCTCTAATCCTTTTTGATTCTTGGCTAGAAGGATAATATGATTATAAACAAGATCTTGTTGACCTTCTCTTTCAGATTTATCTCTTGTATCAGAGATATCTGCACACATATATCCTTCTAGACCAAGGATTGGTTTAATACCCTTTTCTTTTGCAGTACGATAAAACTCACGATGACCAGAAAGAGTTCCGTGATCTGTAATCGCAATTGCTGGCATACTCAAACTTACTGCACGGTTAGTGTACTCTTCTGGAGTACCTATTCCGTCAAAGAGCGAGTAATGAGTATGAAGATGTAAAGGTACGTAATTCATTTATTACCAGTCAATATTCGTTGCCGAATTGCCTGGAGTATCAAATCCAAGATAGAACGCCTCTTGCTCAGCATAAGGAATTTTATTTAAAGCCTTTTCCAATGGAAATGGCGTTGCCTTAGACCAGTCAAATGGTTCTTTATCTGGACTACCTGGAATTAATGTGTAACTTGTTTCAGTTCCCTGTCCGTTACGCTTTAACTTCCATGAAAGATTAGAGATGCTACCTGTTTCAAGTGCATACTCACGAATTGTATTAAATGCAGATTGCTTGCTTATTCCCATAGCCCAAATCGCAACATATGGCTCTTCAATGCCATCATCAACAAGGACATTGCAATAGAAGCGAAGGCGACCTCTCCAGCCAGCCTTTGGATCTTTACGATGCATTTCTTCTGCCCAGTCACGACCTTCTGTTTCCATTGTGTCTAGAGCACGACGCTTGTAGTCTTTTGGGTTTGTATGTTCTTTTACAACAAGTGCTAGACCACGATCAGCACTATAGTTTGCGGACTCATCATCAAGTTCTTCAATGAATCTTAGTTTAACTGCTTGTCCATCTGCTAGTTTTAGCCAGCGAACTTTTGTTCCAGTTCCTTCGTATTTTGGTTTGTCGACTAGGGCATTAATGTTCTTTAGTCCCTTTACAATAGTCATAGTTTTCTCCTTATATAAGTTGTTTATTTATTGTAACATAGCAATGATAGAATTGTCAAATTGGTATTCAAGTTTTTTAATAGCATCATCATCCATATCGCCAATATCTTTGTATTGTTTTTCTAGTTTGATTATTGTTATTTTTGACCCCAATTTCTCAATTAGACGGTCAGCCATAATTGAGCCTGCTTCATCATTATCTGCTACTAGTACCACATTAGTGAAATACTTTTCTAATAGTTTCATCTGGCTTGATGAAACGTTAGCCCCCAGCGTAGCAACTGCAGGGAAACCTACTTGGTCTAATCTAATTGCATCAAAGGATGATTCAACTACATACGCAAACTTTGATGTCTTTACTCTGTGTAAATTAAATAATATTTTGCTTTTAGGTAATCCTGGTGTATTTTTAAATTCTTTACCCTCTATTGTTCTTGCAACAAATCCAATACACACACCGTCTGGAGAATGCATGGGAACTATTACAGAGTCTTGTTTTTCAGAGTAGCCTAAATCAAACTTAATCATAGAGTCTTTATTAATTCTGCGACCTTCAAAATAAGACACAGATCTAGGACTCTCCATAGCCTGCTTGTTTAATCTTTTAATTAATAACTCATCATACTGAACAAAATCAGGAGCAGCATACAAAGCCTTATTAACAACATCTTCAAGATTTGTTTCTATTTCTTTACTCTTTATATATCTAACAGATTCAAAATAAGATCTACCAGTAGTATGCATTACGAACTCTGGAAGAGTTCTTGTGGTTTGACACCCAAAGCAAAAGAACAAGCCAGACTCTTTCGAAACTTCTCCAGCAGGCGTTCTGTTGTTATTATGATAAGGGCAAAAGATTATATAATCAGTACCATACTCTGCTTCTATATCTATTCCTGCGCCAGTTAGTACCCTGTTTATTTGCTGCGCCGTGTAAATGTCTCTACTTTTTGTCTTCATAATCCTTGTATCTGTAATAACCTTTATCAAAATCTGCTTGTACTAAAAAGTCTCCCATAAATCCATTACGGTTTTTTCTGAATGCACATTCAATTATATCACTGTTGGACGCTCTACCAAGTGCCAATACCCAGTCAGCATCGTATGCAATCTGTCTTGACCAAGCGGTTTGACCCAAAGTTGGAACGGTACTCATATTAGTAACATCATCAGGTGTAGCAGATGATATAGCAATAATAGGAATCTCTTCACTAATAGACATTAGTTTAAGTTCACGTGAAAGGTTTTTCATTCTTACCGTTTCATTATCAGACTTTTGGTTTGGTGCCATAAGTTGTAAATAATCTACAATAATAAAGTCTGGTTTATATTGATCAATCTTTCCACGAATAACAGATGGATTAATTTCTCCACCGCTATCATTTGAAATAATATGAAAAGGTGGCTTACCAGCAATCTTGCTGTCATGCCACTTCTTAAGCATATCAATTTCAATGTCTCCATTTGAAATCTTGCGGTGTGACCAAAGACCCTCGCCCATAATTGCATAAACACGATTACGAACTTCTGTCTCAGACATTTCCAAACTTATGATCATTGGTGTCTTGCCCTGTTTCCATGCCTGTACGGCAAAGTAAAGAGCAAGCCAAGATTTGCCAATACCTGGGTATGCCAGAAAAATTCCTAATTGACCTGGCATAATCCCTGAAGGCAGATAATTGTCAAATCCTGGCAAGCCTGTTTTAATTCCAATCTTACCTAATTCTTGTTGCTTCTTTACATTTTCAAAATATGTAACAGCAGACTGAATATCTGTTGCATCAATATCACGAATAGCAGATGTATTCTTTTTTAATTCAGATGTTTTTGTAATTAATTCTTCAAGGGCTTTTACCCCTTGTCCACCCTGAACATCAGTAGCAGCATTACGAATAATATCTTTAAGGCTATCATTTAAATAATCTGCTTGTAATTCTTCAAGATGATGTTTTGTTGCGCCTACCCCTGGAATCGGAGTAAAATCTCTAAACTTTTCAATGATTAGAGATGCTGGTGGAACGGTGCCATTTGATTCTGAGTACCGCTTTATAAAGTGCCAGACATCGCTGTGTGTGCGAAGAAGAGAGTCTATATTTGCTTGAAGCAACACATGAACTTGCTTATCCTCAAGAACTGCTGATATTAACTTTGCTTCTGAATTACTCACTTAACCACTCCCTCGCCAACTTCCTACGTTCTGCTCTTTCAATTAAATCTTTTTCTACTGCATCCCTACCATTAATAATTTGTTGTGCATTATATGCAAAAAAGTTCCAAGAAGGGTTTTGAGATACCTCAAAATAATAAGCCAGCAAATCATAACAAGCGTTGAGTCCATAAGACTCTATCAAGGCATCTGATGCCCATTGCTCAACATTAAGATTGAGATTAGACTTTTGCTCGTATCTCTGCAAATGGAGTTTATTGTAGCGACTGAGCAAAGCCATACGGTCTTTGCGATCAACCACGATTACTCCTCAGTTATTGCTTCTCTTGCTTCCTGTACTTTTTCAACAACCTTTGCTTCAACAAAATCGTATACACGATTCATTGCCTCGTTTGTAGTTTCGCCATCACGAACTGTATCAACTACTCCAAGGTCAACTCGTAAAGATTGAAAGTTGCCTAGATTAAGAGTGTATCCAAGTGTTGCAGATACCTTTGTTTCATTTCTTTGTTCCACCACTGCCTCCTTCAAAAGGCTAATTAATGCTCTCTGTCCAAACAGGTATAAACCTGCCATCTTCAGTTTTTGTATATGTAAGTATACCATCGCCCATTCTTCGTGTCAACTCTTGATTCGTAGGCGTTATACTATTTGTTATTAAATTATCTCTTCTTGGTCTACCCATATGTATACTTGCCAGTATATCACGTATCTCTTTTAATTGCGACTCAGAGTAGTATGCTCTTATTTGCCATCCTCTAGTACCGCCAACTTGTGCACCTACTGGCGGTGGAATAACTCCTCGTTTAATTAAAGATGGAAAATATTTACGATGCCTATTGACAAGTCGTGCAGTTTCTGATACAGTGTAGGCTCTTTCTCTATTACGCCTAAAGTCAGATCTTAAACAAGTTTCTAATCTATCTTTGGTAATATTGTAAACAGTAACCATTCCAGTTGATCTTGAACTATGATGCAATCTTACAAGATTGTTATTTAAAAACCAAATATTTTGGTTACCTTTTATTACAGGCTCACTATTGTAGTTTTTGCTCTCAAGTTTTCTTGGTTTAAAAGCCATACACCCTCCCTGCTATCAGAAGGCGGATGATAAAAATTTCTACTTCCGCAACAGATGCAGTATGTCTCTAGGTGTATAGTGCTAGAGTACTGTCTGTCAACAAACATTCTACCCTTGCATTTTCTGCAATGAATCATTTAACCTATTCCCCTTAATTAGGAATGCCAATAACAATTAGATGTACAGCCAGAGACAAATCTCCAGAGGCACCGAATCTAACAATTCCCTCTACTCTTGATGTAGTTACAGATTTTAAAATAACTGTAACATTTTGACCTGCTGGTGTATTACCAGTATTTAAAGCAGTTGCAGTAGCGATTGGAGCATACTTAAAGTCTGATGGAAAGTCGTATGCAAATGTCTTTTCGTTACCAGCGCTTACAGTAGAGTTGTTTGCTACATCTACAATACCGCCTACGATCCTAGCCTCTGATGTTTTAATACTCTGCTTACCAGCGCTAGTAGTGTCTACTGTCGTATAATTATAGGTTGCTGATGAAACCTGTGTTGAAATATCATTTATAGTATCAGCCAACTGATAGATGTACGTAACATCTAAGGGTTGTCCTCGTTCTGGTAGCGGTACTTTAGCCATATATCTCCATTATATCACTAGATCGTTTCGTTGAGCATCCTGTATACTTTTAAAAATGGTGTGCCAGCAGCGCCATCTGCTCTTACAACTGGTTGTCCTGTTAAATATATTTCAATGCTAAGTCTATTAGGAGCCTGTGGCTGTACTACTCCATTAATAGTATAAAAAGAAACATGTGGATAAGATATTGATGTTGTTTGAATTCTTTCTTTATATACCCAATCTCCTCCATCATTTCTATCCCAGCGTAACCAAATATCATATCCTGTAGCGTTTGCAACTAATGAATTAGTTTTATATGTTCCCGCAGGACTTACTGCCGAAGATCCAATATTTCCATGATCTTTATAATATGTAAAGGTGTTTGTAGTTACAGCATTTATTTTGTATGTACCGTTGAAAGTAGCATCTACACCCTCTACAGTTACCCAGTCATCTACATTCATATAATGAGCATCAGTAGTTGTTAGAGTTGCCAAATCACTAGTTAACTGTTTATTTGTAATATCAGAGACTGTTGTTTTATCTTTTAAAACTATAACTGGATCCCATGTAAAACTTGCTACTTGATTTGCGCTATTATATTCAATTGTTCCAGGAACATAGGTATACTCTGGTACAAGAAGATAAACTGGAGACCAATGAGAAACTCTGTTTCTATCTTCAGAAATAATTCTATATCTTAGTGAATACCCTTCAGTTTCACTGCTGATTGGCGGAAGGTCAGCATATGCTTGACGGTATTTTTTAATACCTGGATCTGCCATTATGAAACTCCGACAGTAAATCTAAATTCAATATAGTTGCTAGTGTTTGGGTTTTTAATAACAGTTTCTGCATTTGTATTTTTAATAACAGAATACCCAGTTAATCCATAAAGGGGATTAATGGTAGAAACATTTTCTAGTCTTAAGGCATCATATGCTATATAGTAATCTCCTGTTGGAACATCTGAGTTCTGGATAGATGTATAAATCTTAACAACAGTTACAGCATCCCAAGTAAAACCAGTAGTCATATAAAGATTTTGTAATTGCTCTGTAATAACATAATATCTGTTTTCTTCAAAATCGTATGTTCCGCCAGTACCAGATCCGTTGTCTAATTCAATTTCAAGGCGAGCATATTCTCCAGTATTTTCAGCATCTGTTGATGCAAACTCAACCAAAATACGAACGGTATCTGGAACAGCACTAGAGTCTCCATCTTTACTTATAATAGAAAAAGCAAGTCTTAATTCGTCTGTTGGAGCATTCTTTGAAAAATCTACATCAGCACCAGTTAAATGAATATGATTAGATCCTGGCTCAATATAAAAGTGTCCACCAGAACTTCCTGTTGACGGGTCAATGGTAAGATCTGCATCATCTCCAACAACTAAAATCATATTATTTAAAAATCTACAGCGCTCATATCTTGTTGTTCTTGGAGATTTAAAAAATATAGAGTTATCAGCATTTGTCTGAAATACTGGATCTGCGGTAGCAATAATGTTATCATCATTAGGATCATCTAATGGTTCTGTAATTGTAGGAATAACAGATGCAGATGACTGATCATGATATTGCCAGTTTTCTCCCTGTGTAAAAGCAAAAACAGTCTTGCTATCATAGGCTCCAGCAGATGGGTTTGACCCTGCTGAATATAATCCTATTTCTGTTATTTCATATCTTTCTTCTGTAGGTAGTTCTGCTGTTAGGACTAATTTTTCTGTACCGCCATCATTTACGAAACCTCTTGAAGAAATTGGAACCCTAAACATCTCAAAATCAAGATTCTCTTTTGCGGAGTAGTCTCCATATGGGTCAGCAGTTGCTAGGGGCTGTGCGCCGCATCCTACGGCTATATAAGAGGCATAGGCAGGTGCCTGCCCAAGAAGGTACTTACCAATAATAGCCTGTCCAGTATTTGTTATCATAATTCCGCCTCATATATTGTACCACTTGTGGTTATTTCTACTTGAATCTGTTCGCCATCTTGAATATTAATTGCCTCAATAACCAATCCCCCATTATCTGTATCTATATAAACATGCTCCCCATTGGGCCCATTTCCAATGTCAGGAACTTTTGTTTCAAACTTAATAGAAAAGTTTTGAAAATATTTATCTGAGGTAGATTGAAGACTAACAATATTATTAGGGTTATATTGTTGTTGAATTGTTGATAGATTTTTAATAGGTTGATAAATAACAGTTTGACCATTTACCGTATCATTTCTAGCAATATTAATTAACTCTTGCCCTCCAATATTTTCAAACAGAAGATCTGCCATAACCTCTACTGGCGTTGTTTCTTCATTTAAAAGAATTGTATCTATTGGTGCAGTTAAAACTGGATTTACGGCAAAAGCATTAATGTTAAGTCCAGCGCTGTTTGGAGTCATTGGCAATGGTGATACTGATGTATTTTCTGACATATTAAACCTCACTTAGATATAGCGTCATGCTTGGACCATCTATATCTCTTTCATACTTAATATTATATATTACAAACCTGTCTGATGTTGGGGCAACAAGATCAAGACCTGTAGAATCTTTGTAGTTAATTGTAACTATGTCCCCAAGTTGTAGTGTTGGAATAGAGAACATATTTACCCCTATAGCCTTTTTAGGAACCATAACCTTGTTAATAATCCAGCCCATTAACTGTTGTGCATCATCTTCACTCTGTATATATGGACTTTCAATTGCAAACTCATTCTTTCCATATATCATTCTACTTTGTTTTATTTCATCATACTTTGCTTTTTCTACAAGAGGTGATGTAATAATTGCACTACCCTGAAATTGTGGATTTGAAAGATTGCTTGTTTTTCTAAAATACTCGTCTACTGTTAATTCGTAGGTGGTATCCTGCGTAAATGTTATTCCCTGAATTCTCAGATAATTACCAGTTGTTTCGTCTAAGTTAAGAGCGGTGTCTGTTGCATTAAATATTAAAAACTCTGCTCCATAAGAATCTGCCTGAAAACCAGATACCGTATATCCTTTAATTCTGTTTAAGGTTGGGGATAGTTGTGCATAAAGTGCTGGGTATGAACGATCATATTTTATGTCAAAGTATGAGCATTCACGCATAATGGTGCCAAACTCATCAAAGTACATATTATATTTTGGTGGTTGCTCAGAACTTATTCCTGTGAGATATGTAGCCTGAATAATTCCGCTCATTGCATATTTACGAAATGACTCATTGGCATCAATGCCCTTATCTCCAAAAGCACTAGATAAGGTTTCTCCAACAGTAAACACCGTGTTTTGTGAATAATTTTCTGCAAGGGCATAAACATTTTCAAACATTACTCTAGAAGATCCACGAACAAATGGTGCCATGTTGTTATAAATTGGAAGAGGATCTGTGTCATCAACTATCTGAATTAATTTATTATTAATATACAGGTAAAACCTGCGAGTAGTTCCAATGTCTTCATACTCTACTGATAAATCATATACCGTTGAATTTTCTTCTCCAGCCATTCTGTACTGACCAGTAAACCTGCCATCATCTACAATTATATTAGTTAAACCACCCCAAAGTTTTACAGGGATTGCATCATTACTTGAAGAGTCTTTTTTAATTTTATAAAACACAACATTGTTAATTGATATGTTTGGATTTCCAGCATTGTCTATCGTAATATATGATTCAATATTGTCCTCTGTCATTGCCACTATTTCAAAGTAATACCCATTGTTTGTTTCTGGATTAAGCAATACCGCTATACCGCCAGACCCTCCACCAATGCTAATGTTTTGATTTGGTAATGCTCCAGTAACCTGGTAGTATGATGTGCTACCAATTGGAGTTTGTGCACGATTTTCATTATTCTCAATCTTGCCAATAATTCTCATTCTTGTTCCAAATAGTTTATATGCATCGTCTAGATTTTTATAAACATAAGAAACAAAATTAAGTGGTGTTTCTGTAGTTTTAAAAGATGGACCGTTCATAACTAAAGCCGATGACTGCATTGTGCCTGCCTGAGTTGACTTTAAATCATTGACTGCAGTTTCAGTCAAATATGTTGTTGACATAAAGTTTTTAATAATACCGTTTCTGGTTGTTTGTTTTGCTAAATCATTGCTAACTCCAGCAGCGCCAGTTGTAGTTGATGGGACTGTTGGATCTAGTTCAGTAGTAAACATATATTGTGCTTGCATGTTACACCCACGAACATAGGCATTGTCACTCCAGTAACTACTTATTCCAGCATTGTGTTCAACTATGGGTGTGCCAAACTGTCCACGACCATGTTCGTAAACAGCCCCTGGCTGCAAACGCTCAATGCCATCAATTGTTTCATAAAAAGGAACAGAATAAATACGAACTAATCCTGTGGGATAAATTTTTCCATTAAATGGAAGGGTAGAAAAATATCTTTGATACTCCTGATTACTACTTATCCAAACATTTCCAGTTCCTGTAATATTAAACTCAGCAGCATCAAACCTGATAATTTCTCCATTAGCATAGAAATATCCCTGATATCTTGTTAACCAGTATACGCTTTCACCTAGATCTATTGTGTTATTTATGACTACCCCGCCAGATACCACGGGTGGGGTTGCTGGTAAGTTAGAATTAATAGGCATAGCACCCAAAACATAATTGCCTTGTTTTGCAGCAACCTCATTTATTGTCTTAGTGCTTTCTGTTCCCGCTACCTCCCATAAAAGTGCTGGCTTATAAATCCAAGTCTTTTCTCTATCAATCATGCTTGATTGTCTAATTGATCCATAAGATCTCTGCAAATATCTTGTAGTATAAGAAATTTTTCCATCATTATATACTTTTTTATCTTGAGAAGCAATAGATACTATGTTTGGTAAATCTCCAGAAGACGCATTTTCAATAACGCCTGTATCAGATTGATTATTGTTTCCAAGTAATACAAAGTCTGTTGGTCTTTCATCTACAGTTGGCATCAAGTAATTTTTACTCATTACGACAAAATTATTATACTCATCAAAAAACATTGCTGTTTGTGTTGCTACTGCAAGTTGGTTTAAAACCTCTGCTACGTTTTGATCTGGGGCAACAAAGAAGTATGGTATGACGGGATCAGATTCTCCATCTATTCTTCTAAATGTATAGTTTGTAAAACCAATATAGTCCAACAATGTAGTTATTGCAAAACTTAAAGATGCCTGAGTTAGCAATAATCGTGGTGCTGGCATAGACTCAAGGAAAAAATAAAAATCTCTTAATTCAATATTAATTGATCCAGCATCTACATCAGCCTGTGGGAGTCCCTCAGAGTACATGGTTTTAACGGGAATGTAATAATCATACAAAAAGCCGTCTGTGTCTTCTACGCTATTAACTACTTCATAAAATAAAAACTTAATATTTTTTCTTACATAGTCAGCAATAATACTAGACGAGTTGTTTTCATTAAATGCCTGATCATCATCAAAAACAGACATCGTTCCAGTTGATGCAAGTAATTGCCCTACTGGTAAAGATGTAACTCCAACATCTGACAATATTTTTGTAATATCATATTGAATTGTTTTATCTGATAAATCTACCAACAATCTTGGTGAGAACTCAATAAGATCAAATGTTGAATCAAATTTATTCATTACTTCAACAACAATTCTAATGCCACGCATATATTGAAATTCTCTGTAAGATGTTCCACCAGCAACAGGATCTGTAAAGGATGCTGGCGAAGTCACATCTGTTACAAAAGATGTTTCATTTGTAATTACTTCAGAGCCAAGAATCCACCCATATTCTGGTGTAAATGTTTCGTAACTATCTCCATCCCAAATATAAAATGTTCCTAGGTCTCCATCATTTTCAATAACAAGATAGGCATATCCAAGCAAAGATGCTTCTGGAAGTAATGTTGTTGACGATAATGTTTCTGCAAATCTATATATATCTTTGTAAGCATCAGGGACAATTAATCCATACTGCAATTCAACATATCCATTTGGTCCAATAATTGCCGATCCATCTGCTCTTGTATCATTTTCTCTAAAGGTGTATGCATCTACCCAATTATCTCCGTTAAGATACTGGACTCTCCATCTTGCTGGAGTTCTTTTATTTGCATTGCCAAATAATGGATCTGCCTGTGTTCCTGTGGCTGTTGTAAAAGGTCCTAAGTCTACTGTGCCAACTCCAGTCTGCATCTTTACGATAATGCGATTTGCTGGAACTTGGTTTTTATAAACTACAAAAGGAACGGCATCATCAATATAATATAAATCATTTGATATATTTTTTGCAATTCCATATTCAACATTGTCTTCTGTTCTATAAGAAGTCCAATATCTAAATTGATCATAACGAGAAGGCATATACCAACGTGGGCGCTGTGCAATATCTGCACCAGAATTTGGCAAATATGTTCCAGAAAAATATAAAGGCTTATTGATACCAGAACGTGGTCTAAATGGCCTTACACAATCCTCTAAAGAGTAAAGCATTTTCATTTTTTCTTTTAAAAGAGTAAACTGTTGGGGTGTTCCACTATTATCAAATCCACCATCTACTACTACATCTGCATCTGTGGCACCTGTGTAATACCCGCCAGAATCCAAAGAATCAAAAATAACTGGCAAAGTAAAAAAGTCTGAGCCTGCCGTTGTTGGGCGGTAGCGATAATTGCCAAGTAAAAATATATTATCTGGCATATTCATATTCCACTCAGCAAGAACTAAAGATCTTAGTTGTATTGTTGCTGATGTTTCTAGATGAGTCTTTAATGTTTCATTAATAAACATTTAGACCTCTTCAAGGGTTAGATTTATATTCCAGAAATCATATGTGCTACCACCACGTTTTACGACAGAATAATTAAAATCTGCAAAATAAACTTCAATAATTTGATTATATTGTGCTAGGTGTCCAAATGAAGCATCTGTAATTTCTCCACCTGTTTTAAAGTTACTATATTTATCATATGCTAGATACATCCAAAATGGTCCAGGATGTGACTGATACCAGTCTAATATTGCTACCCCGCCAGCACCGCCATCTGTTGTAAATTCTCCAGATGTATTTTTATATGGTGATATACCGCTGGAATTAAAATCTGCTACCTCAAAATATGCACGGGAAGGAAGCATATTCCAAGACATACTAATACTAAGTTTATCTGCAATATGATATGAACGCATACGGCCATTAATTGTACGTTGACGCTTTTCAATTCTTTGCTGATTAAAGTTAATTTCTCCACGATTATTGTCGGATAAGATTAAAAATTGATCAATTAAATCTTCATCTGTGCCGCCAGGAACGACAGCCCCAACTTCAAATCCATTTGGAACATAAACTCCACTTGTTAGTGTGCCAGAGTTATTAGACCAAAGAACTGCCTCTGGGCGTTGATAGCGCTTACGACCTGTCATATATGCAGCGGTAGCCATAATTAAACCCTTTGTCCCCTAATTCTTTGTGAATCAATTTGTTTAATCTGTGTCATTACTGATCTTGCAATTTCATCAGGATTTGCACCAGATTTAACATTTACATTGATACTATAATTATACACTGACTCTCCAGAATATGTGCCATCATTTACAGCCTTCATATTATCAACACCAAAGTTTTTAACAGCATATTTGCTCATTACAAATTCACCAGGAGTAAGCATTGCTGGAACAATATCAGAGCCAAGGCTTGGTCCTCCCTTAGCATAATATTTTCTCATTAATCCACCAGAGTTTGCAAATTTAGACTTTAACCTGTTAACTGTTCCTAAAATATTACTTGTTTGAGCCTGCTGTGCCTGTTGTGTTTGAGCAGTCATTGCCTGGAACTTAGTTCTTTCATCAACAATCATTCCTGGAGCAGATTTTGTTGTAAGGGTATCATTTAATGTATCAATATGTTCTTTTAGTAAAAAGTTAATTGCTGTTCCAGATGTAGTTTCTTTACGAAGTTCTGTAAGAGTCTTAATTTCCTCAGTTATTTTTTTAGTATTTTCAGCAACCTTGTTTGTATTATCTTTAACTATTGGATCTTCTACTTTTGGCTTTGTCTCTACTTTTGGCTTTGGCGTTACTACAATATTGCCTCCACCAACAACGCCGCCTCCGCCGCCTGCCATTGCCATAGCAGCAGCAATTTGTTTCCAGTATTCTAGAATAGAGGCCAATTTCCCTTTAGTTGCCTCTAAAACATCGTTATATTCACCAGCAAGAATTTTTGCTGCCATTTCAGCATCTGTTGCTGCCTGCCAAGCATCCTTTTGTGCATCAATATCATCAAGTCTGGCCTGCAATTCATCTTTAATTACCTGCAAATTATCTTGAGCAGTTTTTAACTGATTTTGGGCTGTTAGCAAACTTCCATTTTTAATTTCATAAACTTTGTCTTCAAGATCACGAATTTGGATTAAATTGGCTTCACGCTGTTCTTCAAGATTATAAATTTGATCTTCAATTATACGAATCTGCTCTTGTGCAAGTTTTTGTTTTTCTTGGTATGCATAAATTTGATCTTGCTTAATACGAATCTGTT